AGGTCGTTTATTTCAGGAACCTCCTCATTATTGATGGTAAACGTCAACCCGGCATTGGTTATTGGTCGTACTCGTTTCCCAATCGCATTTGATAAAGTTGGGTCCATTAATATGTCTTCGTACAGGTTATATAATAGTGTTCGACGACCGTTGTCGGCACTCTTAAGAGCTAGGCGCCATTTATCAATGCTTTGCGTTTGCCGGTTGAGTGTTTTAATGACCAGCTGGTTAACAACAATACCTTTCGAGGTATCGGTTATCGTGTCTTTTTTTCGGGTTACCATATTAGTAATGTTGAATTCGTTTTGGATTACTGCCGTAGCTTATTGTGCCTGGATTGGTTTCGCTGATTGCATTTTTAGGGAGATCAGGAGTAATGTTTCCCTTTTGTACTCCCTTCAGCCAGGCAATTGCTGCATCGTAGCGTTTCTGGCGCATATCGAAGTCAATACCCGGATTAGAAAGGTTAATCAGGTGCCATACGGCGATATCTTTTACAAAAATCAAAAGCAGCGCGTGGCGCGAAGTTCCTGATGCACCAAAAATACTTTCCGTATTATAATCGCCTAAATAGCTTTTAGCCTCGGCGATAGCTCCGTCGACAGCAGCTGTCACTATAGTATCATCGTCGCGGGTGATCACATCTACATTTTCGCCGTAGAGATGGGTTTTTAATTCTTCTTGAGTAAGGAACATATTTTAATCTTTTAATGATTGAACAATGCCAAGCTTAATCAGCCGCATACCGCTGTATTTGGTTTTCAGCAGATCGTAAGCAAACGATGCAACGAACCCGGTCTGCGTATCGAAAAAGGCGATAGCTCCAAGCTTTGTAACATTGATGTGCTGCATAAATACCTTTCCATGCCTGCGCTTTGTCTGAATGTCGCACCGGTTTAAGATGAGATATTGATTTTCGAGAAAATAAACTTTGTAATGCTTACCTGTTTTCAGATGCTTTTTATTTGCCATTGCAATGGCTTTTAAAAGCGCAGCCGGGCGACCCTTATAGCGTTTATACTCGTTCAGGAAAAACCTGACAAGGGGTGAAGTAATCCATAGCCAGAATGAAAGTAAGATTGATTTGATTTTCATATTAATAGCGTTTAGAGTTTCGTTGATGTTTGCCAAAGGTGAACGACCCGGTTTGTTGCATTTCTTTTTCTTTTAATATCCATTCGCCGCCTTCAATACAGTCGGGGCCGTCGCATGGTGATTTGAGTTGTGGAGAAATTAAAAGGAATTGCTCTTCGAGGCGTTTCATGTGAGGATTGCCCTTTTCGTCTTCATTAAAAATCAGGTTTCCCAAGCGGTTTAATGGTTCGAGGTTTCCCTCGATACGGGCAAATTTATCCGGCTTTTTCCGTTCGTCCGGAATAATGCCAATTGAATAACCTTTTTCATGTGTAGCGGCCACAAACAGCGGAATAAAAACCTGATCATAAAAAGGGTCTTGAAGCGAGTTGTTTTCAATGTAGTTGTAAAGCTGGGTTCGCTCCCTGACATATTCTTTCAGGTCGTAATACCAGCCCACATATTCAGCATTGACAACTTTATCCAAAAAGCCTGTAAAAACGTACGTTTTACCCTCAAGCTTTCCCATAAGGAAAAGAGCCTTATTGCAACCGGCTTTATTTTTGGCATTGCTGGGAGCAGGGTCGCCGTAAGCAACCAGATACTTGAATTTGTGGAGAGCCGGAACCTTACCCCAGTGCATTTCCTTAAATGTTTCGCCTTCGGTAAGCGGGTTGTTCATATACTCAGCCTGATAAGCAGCGGTACTGATCTTCGATTTAATACGTGCAATATTTTCCGGACTGTTTTTTTCAGGCCAGGTACTGTTACCATTTTTATCTTCGAGATTCACCTTACTCACGTGGTCAGCTTTGAGCATCGCCCGGGCAACACAGCAATCTTTTGCAATAAGGTTACCCAACCAGATAACCTGCAATGCTTTCGAAACCGATCGGGTTGGAAATACAGCCTTTTCGAACCAAGTCCAACGCTTCTTAATAATCTCCTCATTACGAACGTCCGAATCGGTATCAATATCCGAGATAATAATTTTATCCGGACGAACTTCCTCGTTTCTCGATCCGCGAGGAGACTGATCGGCACCAACGGCGAGGAATGAAACGCCCTGCGTAGTTGTGAAATCGCCATATGCCCATGATCCCGGATTTTCCTGAACGCCGTAGTCGTTAATGATCCGTTCGTTACTCGTTAGGTTGATCCGGTATGGTTCAAGTAATTCGCCCGCTTTATCGTTACTGTTCGAAATGAAAAGTATATTTTTCTTTTTACGGGTAAGCGCCTGGTGTAGTGTGATGATCATTTCATTGACGTCTTTCGCAAGCTCACGTGCCCAAACCCTCGACTCGTACCATTCGTCGTTTTCGAGTTCGCGCTTTTCTGCCCGTTTGTGAAAAGGTGCCGATGGTGCATAACAATACTTCGGAAAGTAGTACATCTTCCAGTCTTCGAAATTTGCTTCCAGTCGGGCGATTCGCTTTTTACGATCAGCGTCACTTTCGTTGGTTTCGGCTGCTACCGAAGCGATAAAGCTTTCGTAGTATCCGTCCCACTCGCGCCCCGCCTGCCGGTCACCCGGTTTTAATACTGACTGAGCCATCGGTTAGCGTTTTAGGATGTCCTTAATAAAGTCGTTGAACAGCCCGGCAATTTCCAAAGCTTTGGTGTGGTTGAACGGGCGGTACCACGTAAGAAAGCGTTTCGATACTTCAACCACATCGGCGATACTGGCTTCAGTTTCCATCGTCTTAATCGCTCCTGAAAGTTTAGAAATCGTGTCGGCTTGTTTCGAATCGGCGTAGCGTTCGCCTTCGGGCTTTTTCTGGATGCTTGAGGTAAGTTCATCGAGCTGCATATACAAGCGGCTCAATTGCGACTGACGGGTAATCAGCATCGATTGTTTCAACCGTTCCCAACCGTATTTTAAATACCATTTATTCATGGTAACGGTTGAAATTCCCACCTTGATAGCTGCCTCTTTTTGGGTATAACCCTCTTTGCAAATTAGTGATTCAGCCCATTCTCTTTTCTGATCGTTGGTTAATCCGGACATCTTATTTACTGCTTTGGTTGATCAAAATTGCACTATAAATAAGAGGTGTAAAAATCAATGTGACATCATGTCCTTATTGCTGCCGTTTTGTCTCCTTTTTACTTACGTACCGTGTCTGGTTGATTTTCAGGGCATTATAAAACAGTTTAAGTTTGCTCATCGAATTACCCGAAATAGGGCTCAACAAACTAAAAACAGAAGCATGTAATGGCAAAGATTAAATCATTTGTACTTCACGACGAATCGGTTAACACAAAAGGATTCCGAATGCTTACTGCGGGATGCAATCTCGAAGAGTTAATTAAAAATCCGGTTATGCTTTATATGCATAACGACTGGACGCGCCCTATTGGCCGATGGGAAAATATCCGTATTGAAGGAAGTCAGATTTTAGCCGATCCTATTTTTGATACTGAAGACAGACGTGAGAACGGTGGCGCTGAAGTATCGTCGCAGGTTGAGCGTGATTTTATCCGTATGGCTTCTATCGGTTCATGGCCACCAGAGGAAGTATCATACGACGAATCAGTCATGATGCCTGGTCAGCTGTTGGCAACTGTAACCAAATGGACGGCTCGCGAAGCCTCCATCGTTACAATCGGATCGAACCACAACTCTATGGTTTTCTACGATCGGGAAACCGGAAAACAAATTGAATTAAATGACCCGTCAGCAATAATTAAACTGATGGACTCTACTCCAAAAATTATCAATCCTAAAAATAAACAGATGGATGAATTAGCTCAGATTTTGAATCTGGCAGATACGGCTACACCAGTAGAACGAACTGCCGCCGTTAAAGCCATTATCGCCGAACGCGATGCGCTGAAAACTGCAAACGAAAGCTTGACCGTTAAGTTGAGCGATATCGAAACTGCCGCCGAAACTGCAAAGAAAGCTGAAGCAATTACTTTGGTTGATACAGCAATCAGGGAAGGCCGCATCGATGCAAAAGCAAAAGACAACTTCATTAAACTGTTTGATGTTGATTTCGAATCGGCAAAAGCAACCATTGAAGCAATCCCTCAGAGACAGTCTATTCAAAGCCAAATCCAAACCGGCGATAAAGATGCCATTGAACTGGCCGACCTTACTGCAAAAAGTTGGGACGAGATTGACCGTAGTGGTAAACAGGAACTCCTGAAAACCAAATACCCTGACTTGTATGAAAGCAAGTTTGAAACAAAATTCGGAAAGAAACCCTCTAAAAAATAGGAATTATGTGGATTAAAAAAAATCAGGACGGCTCATCGAGCTCGTTCAATTTCATCCCGCCAACCGGCGCAGGCGAACAGGTAACCGAAGTGTTATTCCCAATTGCCGAAAAACAAGCTCCTGAATACGGTGCAGTACTGGACGTTGACATCAAACAGATGGATACTTTCCTACAGCCGGAAGAGTTGACCGGAAATGTAACTATCGATTTAGTCATCGATGAACAGGTAACTCCTGGTGCAAAATTGCACGTGAAATTAGTTGCTGACGAAACCGAGCGTACCGTAACCTTAGGTGACGGTTTTGACGCTGAAGCTCCCGAAGTGGTAGTACCCGCAAACGGTACCGTATTCGTTTCATTCGCTTTTGATGGAGCTGGATTTGTTCCGGTTTTCTCAACTGCAAAAGTTGAAGCTGATGTTACTGCTCTTGCAGGTCGCGTAACCGCTTTGGAAAACGCATAGTTCTAAAATCAATTTAATTCTTTATACACAATGAAAAGACGTATTTCCCTTAAAAGTCTGATAATGTCGCTCATGTTTGCGATGCTTTCAGCGTTCGCGTTCGCCTCGGTGGCCGCAGTTCCCTTTATTCCGTTGGCTGGCGGATTATTTGCAGCTTCATTTCTTCAGATGCCAGGCGGCGCAGCCTTCGAAGGCATACAGAAAGAAATCTGGAT